TGTCGGGATGCTTGATGGCGGCTTGTCTGCCATGTTCATTGCGCGAATCGTTGGCATATTTGCCGCGCCACTTGGGACGGTTCTCGGGTTTTTCTGACCGTGATTAGTTACGCCAAGTCCGACTACTTCCGCTCAAAGCCTTGGCTACGGGCGGCAGCATCTATCCCATGCGTTCAATGCGGCGCAGAGGGCACACAAGCAGCGCACAGGAACGAGGGTAAGGGTATGGCGCTCAAGGTAGATGACTGCCTTGTAGCGGCTCTGTGTCCCACGTGCCATGCAGAGATTGACCAAGGCGGCATCCTGACAAGGGCAGAGCGCAGGGAACGGCTGGACAAGGCGATTCTCAAGACATTGGTTGAACTATGCAGACAAGGGAAGGTAAAGGCGGTATGAAAACGCAAGAGTTACTAAAGCTGCTGATTGTGATTGGAGCCACTAAAGAACAAGTTTGCGCCGTTCTGCTTGCCGTGGCTTCGTCATCATCAACGGCTCCCGCTGGATGGGTGCGAGTGGGTACGGTGGATGAATATGTAGAGAGGCTGATGGTATGACCGAAACACAGCGCCTGTCCAACGCAATCCGCGCCATCTATCCATACAAGCAACTCGCAGACGATGAGTGCATGGAGGTGATGGGAAAGGCAAAGGAAAGGCTTGAGCCACAAAAAGACATTCTCCAGTGCCAAGACTACAGCTTTCGTCTTGCGGGAATTATTCAAAACATATTGATTGGGATGAAATGACGGTTATCAGAGCAGAAAGCAGGCGAATCGTGAAATGGGCACTCCACGGACGGACATTCACGCAGCCTGAGGCAATGGAAGCGCTGGGCATAAAGCAATCAGCACTGGCTCACGTTATGCGCCGTCTGGTGGCTTTAAACGCCTTCGACATGGTTAGCCCAAAGCGCGGAAAGGTAGCAGCGGTCTACATCGTCACAGAGCGCGGTGAGCAATTAGCCAATGAGCAGCCGAAGGCAAAGAACGGCTATGTCAAGAAGGCACACAAAAAGACCATGTTCTCTTTCGCATCGTCAGTCTTTAACTTGGGGGCTATGAATGGTTGATATAGGCTCAGTACCACACCATCAGCGGGACATGCACAAGCTATTGGAGAACTGGAAGCGGTGGGCCAAGCCAGGATGCGCTGCTGCCATTTCCCCAATGTTCAGAGCTACATTCACCAGCAACTCAAGGCAATGGCACGCCCCAGAGCATCGGGAGACATGCGACCATGCTGCGGCTGTTATGGTGGAAAAGGCTATATGCAAGCTACCCAAGGAGCACAGGGAGGCGCTGTGCTGGTGGTATCTCTATCCACAGATCACAGTCACCAAGGCGCGCAAGTACTTCGGGCAGACCGTTGCGGGGTTGGATAAGTTGGTCACAGATGCGCGTCAGATGCTGCTCAATAGTACGTTAGGCGAATATGCTTGAGTGGCGTAATATGGAGAGGCGAACTTCCTATCGGATATATACGCCAGTCCTTGCGGATGGCAACCCGACTAAAAACAACTACAAGCCTGCCGCTCGGTGGGCTTTTTTACGTTCGCACAGTTTCGACGGGCAGCGTCACTAACCAATACTCTCGTAGTTAACAACGGGACACTCGCCCGTCACCCATCAAATCCAATCCGCTAGACCTTCGGGCCAGTGCGCTGCTTTTCTTCATTGGGCAGACCTGCACAACAGGGTTGGCCTCCGGCATATGGGAAATATGCCTACGCCTAGCGCAAAACGCCCTCTAGCTGCTCCGGCCTCCAACGGACGCTAGGGGGTGGCTAGGTTGCTTGTGAGTAGAGATTGTTGCTCTAGCGCGTCTAGATGGAGCATAGGTGGCCGCCGTGCAGTCTCTACCCATAAGCAGGAATGCGCAGGCTGATGCGCACATTACGGCGCTGTGACCCACTAGGCCCGTTGAAATAGTACGAGAGAGTCGAAGCCAGAGATCAGCACTGGCCCTGCTTAACAACATCAACTCTGGACAATCCGCAACCCGCAAGGGATGGGAACCCAAACCATGACAACACTCGCAGCAGTAACAAGGGCCGCAAAGCACTTTGGCCGCAAGAAGCTCACAGACGAGCAAGCCCAAGAAGTGGCTAAACGCGCCATAGAGGCTGTGGACAAGATGGTGTTAAGTCCTCCAAGGGGCTGCGGGCTGAAAGATGAACGCGCTTATCAGTTGGCGTTGCAAGTTCGTGCTGGCTATCTGGAGATAGTCTATGCCTGAAAACAACAAACCGAAACAAAGCCGCAAAGGGAAGACCAATAATCCCAACGGCAGGCCCGCTGGAACGCCCAACAAGGCTACGATTGAAGCGCGGCAGGCCATAGCCTCTTTTGTTGACGGAAACGCTCATAGGCTCTCTGAATGGCTCGACTTGGTTGCTAACGGTGACCCTGAGAACGACATAAAGCCAAACCCGTCAAAGGCGTTTGAACTGTTCCAGAGCGTTGTCGAGTACCACGTACCTAAACTAAGCCGCTCGGACGTTAAGGCAGACGTAACCGCTACTGTCCACGGCATCCTCAAAGTCCCGCCAAAGAATGGCTGACGTTCTGGAGTGGGAGCCTACTGAGAAGCAAAGTGAGTTTCTAGCAGCTTCCGAAGATGAGGTTCTATTCGGTGGTGCTGCCGGTGGTGGCAAGTCTGATGCGCTCATCGTTGACGCATTAGGGCCAGCCTCGGACGCTTGGCAAAACCCAAAGTATCGCGCTCTGCTGATTCGCCGCACGTTCCCCCAACTGCGGGAGATTGTGGATAGAACGCGCATTCTCTATCCCGCTGTGATACCTGGCGCAACGTACAGGGAAGCAGATAAAGAGTGGGTTTTCCCAAGTGGCGCCAAGATCATCTTTGGTTACTGTGAGCGCGACCCTGATGTTCTACAGTATCAGGGCCAAGAGTTTCAGTGGATAGGCATTGACGAGTTAGGGCACTTTCCCACAAGTTACGTCTATGAATACCTTACATCGCGTCTACGCAGCCCTGACAAGTCGCTGTCCTGCTATATGCGGGCAAGCTGTAATCCCGGCCCAAAGTGGATCATGCAAAGGTTTGGAATCACTAAGGGCGGCTATGAATCGATGGTTTCCCTTGACGTAGAGGGGCGGACATTCAAGCGGCGGTTTATCCCATCTTTCCTAAGTGACAACAAGCACTTAGAGGGCACTGGCTACCGTGAGCGCCTTTTGCAGCTTCCAGAGGCTGAGAGGCAGATGCTGCTCGACGGTCGTTGGGATGTGTTCGATATTCCCTCCGCTGTCTACAAGCACGAGATGCGCTCGGTACGGGATGACGCGCGAATCAGGACTGTGCCGCATGACCCGGCCTTGAAGGTTCACACGGTCTGGGATTTGGGATTCGCCGACTACATGGCAATTATCTTTGTCCAGCGTGGCTCAGATGGCGCTCTAAGGGTCATTGATTACATCCAAGACAACAGGAAGCCGCTGGATTACTACATCCGGCTCCTGAAAGACAAGCCGTACAACTACGGCACAGACTTCATCCCGCACGACGGGGAATCCAAGCACTTCCTGACTGGCAAGTCCACCAAGGAAGTCATGGAGAGCATGAACCGAAGTGTCAGCGTCATTCCGAGGACTGATGTTGACGAAGGCATCAAGTTGGCCCGCATGATCTTCCCTCGCGTCTACTTTGACGAGGTTAAGGCAGAGAAGCTAATCGACTGCCTGCAAAACTACAAGTACGGAATCAACGGGACAACGGGCGCATTTACACAGCCTGTCCACGACGATTCCAGCCACGGTGCTGACGCATTCCGCTATCTGGCGATGTGCGAGGGCCAGATGACTAACGAGACATGGTCTGGCCCCATTAAATACCCGCGACTGAGTTTCGCGTAACAAACATTTTGCAACGTCGAGAGACGCCCAAAGGAACACATGGCAGCATTGAGTGACGACCAGTTAAAAGCTATCGTCGATGGCGAACTGCGTCAGTCTATCGGCTATGGCGTGGGCAAACTCGCCGG